CTGAAGTAGAGGTTATAGAGCATACCGCCCCCGGAGACACTGCTGAGGGTACTTACGGTGATATGTCCTCCGAAGGCCATCACGTAGTAATCAAGAGGATAAACTACAACGGAAGGATACGGATTGAGAACGTACCGCCTTCTGAATTTCTTATCGCAAGGGATGCTAAGGATATACAAAACGCTAGGTTCGTCTGCCATAGAGTCCAGAAGACCTTATCTGAACTAAGGGAGATGTATCCAGACAAAGATTTAGATTCTGATGAACTGGGTGGAGGAGAAGAGGACTTTGATGCCTTTTCTGGTGAACGATCTTCAAGGTTTGATTTCGACGATAGCAATCAATTTGGCTTTAGGGACTCAGAACCTGAAGATGCCTTAAAACTGTACTGGTTGCACGAATCATTTTTGAAGACTGATTTCGACGGGGACGGTATTGCTGAATTAAGAAAGGTTTGTACAGTAGGTAATAAAGTTCTTGAAAACGACGAGATAGATTCTGTACCTTTTGTCTCCCTAACCCCAGTAAAGATACCGCATAAGTTCTTTGGCCTGTCTATTGCTGATCTGGTAATGGACCTTCAGTTGATGAAGAGTACGCTGATGCGTAACCTCATGGACAATATGTACAACCAGAACTTTGGGCGCTACGCCGTATTGGAAGGGCAAGCGAATCTTGACGATTTGCTCACACAGAGGCCGGGTGGTGTAGTTAGGGTAAAATCCCCCAACGCTGTAACACCACTCACCACTCCTCCATTGGAACCCTACTCCTTCCAAATGCTTGAGTATCTGGACGGGGTAAGGGAATCCAGAGCAGGTGTCTCCAAGATGTCTCAGGGCATGAACGATAACGCCCTGACCTCCCATACGACTGCTACAGCGGTCAACGCCGTTATGTCCGCTGCCCAGAGTAGAGTTGAACTGATCGCCCGTAACTTTGCAGAGACTGGTGTGAAGGACTTGATGGCTACCATATACACTCTTTTATATAAGAATCAAGATAAGCAGAGAGTAGTCATGCTCCGTAACGAATGGGTTCCTGTACGACCCGATGTATGGAATGATAAATACGACTGTACCGTATCTGTCGCTCTGGGACAGGGTAACAAGGATCAGCAGATGATGCACCTGTCTCAAATGATTCAGTTCGCCTCACAAGCAATGCAAGGCGGTCTGAAGATTGTAAACGAACAGAATATGTATAATCTTGGCTCCGCCCTTGTCAAGGCAATGGGCTTTCAGAATGTAAGTGATTACCTGACTGACCCAAGCCAAGTTCCAGATCAGGGGCCATCTACACAAGAACAGATGGCTCAGATGGAAATGCAGATTAAACATAAGGAACTTGAGATCAAGGCTGCTGATGTACAGATCAAAGCCCAGAAGGTACAACAGGATGCACAGGAGGCTGCTGTAGACGCACAGTTAAAGGTAGCTGAACTTCAACTTGAACGTGAACAGGAACGAGCAGTAGCTATAGGAGCGACATAGAAGTAAAATGGATAACGAACTAAGGGAGCATAGGGCAAATGCCCTTCTCGAAAACCCGTTGTTTCAAGAAGCATTCGATGTACTAAAGGAAGATTTAATGAACCGATGGAGTAATAGCGGTTCAGCAGATTTGCAAGCTAGAGAATCAATCTGGCTTGCAATGAGACTGCTTGACAGGATTCATGGTCATTTAACGTCCATTATAGAAACAGGACACATGAACAAGATTCTTGACGAGCAACACCCATTAATCTGAGAGAGGAATTAAAAATGGCGGAAAAGCAAGAAGCCCCGCAAGCACATGAAGAACAAACGCAACCCGGTAGTTTATGGGAAGCACAAGAGGCACTACTCAAGATGACGGAACCCGAAGGGGAAACACCGGAAACTGAGGAGGCCGAACCTGCGGAAGAAGAAGAGTCTCAACCTGTAGAGGAAGACGAATCATTGGAAGAGGAATCTGAAGAGTTGGAAGACTCTGAAGAAACTGATAATCGTGCAGAAGAGGGAGAGGACTTATATGCCGTTACTATCAATGGTGAAGAGCATGCAATACCCCTTGACGAACTTCTGAAAGGATATTCACGACATTCAGATTATACTCGTAAAACACAAGAACTGTCAGAACAACGGCGAAATATCGAAGCGCACCATAATCAATGGAATGCGGAGATTCAGCAGATTCAGACAGAACGACAGCAATACGTTGATGCCCTGCAAAACGTGGTTGAAAACTCTATGGGCGCTTTGGATCAGTTTGCTACCGTGGACTGGGAATCACTAAAGAACGAAAATCCGCTTGAATACATAACTAAAAGGGATGAGTTCAGAGAAACCCAAGACAAGGTTAGGCAAGCCCAATTCCAACAGCAGCAAGCCCATCAAGCCCATCAACAGGAGTCGCAAAGAAACCACCAGCGTGTTCTACAAGAAGAGCACGGGAAGTTGGTAGAGGCTCTTCCTGAATGGAGAGAAGCTGAATCACGTCAGAAATTAGGCGGCGAAATTAAGGCGTATGCCCTTACTCAAGGATACACATCTGAAGAGATTGGTTCCTTGGTAGATCATAGGTCTTTAATGACTTTATACAAAGCTATGAAATTTGACAAGGCTTCTTCACCTGATGTAGTTCAGAAGAAGGTGAAAAATAAGCCGCGTGTAATTCGCGCAGGTTCACCAAGAACCAAATCTGATGTAGGAAAACAAAAACGTACTACCAAAATGAAACGTCTAAGGCAGACAGGTCACGTCGATGACGCGGCTAGTGTGCTGGAAGATTTAATGAACTCTTAATGAGGAGATAAATAAATGGCTATTGCTACAAATACGTCACTGACGTATAGTTCCGTAGCGATTCGTGAAGATTTATCTGACGTGATATACAATATCGCCCCATTGGATACCCCCTTCATGTCAGGTTGTTCTAAGACAAGTGTTGATAATACTTTCTTTGAGTGGCAGACCGACTCGATTACCGCTGGCGCGGCTAACCGAAAGATAGAAGGCGACGACAGCATTGCTGCTGACGCTAGGGTACTCCCAACGCGACTTGGAAATTACGCGCAAATAAGTCAATACGTCAATCTAACTTCAGGAACTGACGATGCTGTAAATTATGCCGGACACGGCAAACATCAGGCTTACCAGTTGGCTAAAAATGGCAAGCGCATGAAAAGAGACATGGAATCCATGTTGCTTGAGAACATCGTAAGAAGTGCTGGCAGTTCAACTGCTGCCCGTGCCTCCGCTGGTGTTCCTTCATGGCTCGCAACCAACTATGTATCCATGAATCCAACATCGGGTTCACCCGCTGCTGGTGCAACAGGTACGACTGCGATGACAGAAGCTACTGCTACCGCTTCTATTACGGAAGCTGGTATCAAGAATGTCATCAAAGACGCCTATGAGGCTGGTGGTAACCCTGATCTCATATTGTGTCCACCCGCAATCAAACAGGCTGTTTCTGACTTAGCACAGTCAGTTTCGTCTCTGCGTACCGACACCAAGGGTGATGTACCTGCCCACGTTGTAGCCGCAGTTGACGTTTATGTTTCCGATTTCGGCACGTTTAAAATCGTGAGTGATCGTAACATGAAATCAACAGAGCACGTCTTCTTTCTGGACATGGACTTCTGGGCCATTGGTTGGCTTAGACCTTTCCAGACTGTCGATCTTGCGAAAACTGGTGATGCTCATAAGCAGTTGTTGCTTGCTGAGTATGGCTTGATTTCCAAGAACGAGAAGTCAAGTGGTATTCTTGCAGACTGCAAAGAGTAATTAAGTATCTGGGGGTGGGGCAACTCACCCCCAACCTTATGCGGGAATTAGAAACTAACTGTCCTAATATACAGGACGAATACGGCGGGAAGGTAATATTTCCATTTGGGCCGTGTATTTACCAGAACTTTATTTCTGAGGAACTAAGGAAGTCTCTTCTCAAAGAGGGGAAAAGAATCAGGGATAAGGATCACGATTATAATAAAAAACTAGCCGGTAATATGTATTTCGGTGGTTCTTATAATTATAGTAATGAATATATCGTAGAGGTTTTCCCTGAGTTTCT